ACTCGTATTCTGGAAACACCACTACATAACCTATATGATTAGGTTTACCGTGCATTTCCAAGCGTATTAAAGCATCAGTAGTAAAAGCATCATAACCACGCTTTTCATCGCCTACAACTGCTAGTTTTAAATCTTGTTGTATAGACAATGCTAACCTATCTTGTGAGTATAGATTAAAACCTATTAGTAATAATATGTTAAGGCAAAATACTCGTACCACTATTTTCTATGTTATATATTTCTAATACTTCACTAGCTGAAAGTTCTCTGTTTTTCCATATGTGGAATTCATCTAATTTGCCATCTAATGAACTATCACCTATATCAAAACTTTCAGTTCCTAATACAATATTTCTAACTATATTAGGCTGTTTAGTATAAGAGCCAGCACTTTCATCTGTTATTGTTTGAGATAATCCATTTAAATAAAGTTGTATTCCGGTTATACTAGAAGATCCATCATAAGAAACTGCCACGTGATACCAATTTCCAGTAATTGGAGTTAGCGGAAATGTAGCTGTTATTCTATTAGTTATTCCAAGATAATCACCTAGAATAAATCTTATTTGATTAGTTGTATTCCAGTCTATTTGCCATCCACCATTAGAAGATGATGTAAACCTATTCATTATGATACTTGATCTATCTAAAATAGAATCAAAATTAACCCAAAAAGAAATACTAAAAGGAAGATCAGTTACCCCATCCGTAAAAGTAAAATCATTAGAACCAAGTGAACTAGCATAATTTACTCCCCCTGGAAAATCAGAACAATCTGAAACTTTACCACCAGTTACACCTGCTGATGTAGTGCCAGACGCAGTTAAATCATTATTACCAGTATAGTCTGCAAAGTTTGTATCAAAATTATATGAAGCTACTAGATTAGTTGTAAAATCTGTTCCAGCACTTCCACCCTCTATGTTAGTGTCTCCACTTGGACTATTCGCATATATGCTTCCCCAATCGTTAGTACTATTTGCTTTACCTTTACCCCAATCGTTTGTGTTGTTTACCGAGCCTTGCCCCCAGCCTATTGTATTATCTGCCATTATATCTTATTTTCTAAATAATTAACACCAAAAAAACTATGCACACCATCGTTATCTAAGTCTATTTCATACGTTGCCCAGCCATATGGATTAGAATCTATGTCTTGCCATAATACATCAACGTGAAACTTATCGCTATATACTGGCTCTACTATTACATTACCATCTTCATCCCATTCGCCTTTTACTATCTCAATATGCCCTAGTATAGAAAACGTATGCCTATTATCTCCTAAAGCATCTATTTTACTTGTGGCTTGTGCTTCGTCGTTAAACTCGTATTTACCTATTTTTATCATTGTGTTAATGCTATTCTTTCGTTTAACGATAATGCTACGTTATAATATCTAAAGTCATTTACCCTACCAGCAAACTCATTCGTTGTACCGTATTCTGTAAAATCTATTTGAATTAAACTACTAGCATCAAATCTACCATCGTCTAACCTATCTATTTCTACTCCATTTACAACCATACTAGCACCAGTATCAATAGAACTAAAAGATACTTTTAAATCGTCTATTGCAGTTATATCATAAATATAAGAACTAAGTACCGTACCACCTTGATTAATAATAAATGCTAACTCATCATCTGCCCTATTATTGATCACAATACTATTATCGTTAGTACCATCGTTTATACTTACGCAGTTATCACTACCTAAATCCGATTTATTAAAGTCTAAGAATAAAGTCCAATCGTCTGAAGTTATTTCTGGTCTACCTTGCATTGAATCAGTCATTAAATCTCTACTTCGTGTTACGGTTGTTGATTCAGTAGGAATATAACTTGTGCTATAAGGTAGTTCTTCTATCTGTCCACCCCATAATAATATTTCATCTAAATCAGTAGTACCTCTAAAATCTATTGCATAGAAATCACTTTGCCCAGCAGTAGTTGATGTTCCGTTTACTTCAAATCTTTGCCATTGGTCTGTTATAGTAAATTCGTTATTATTATTACCATAATACGAACATAAATTAGCAATACCAGTAGTTCCAGTTTTTACCGTTCTAGCATATATTGTTCTACTCCTAGTTGAATTACCTATTGATTGTTGTATAAGAACACTATCCGTTACAATATTATCACAAGATACTTTTACTGCTGAATTTGTGCCATCGGGTGCTATATAACCACCAGCAACTACTACATTACCAAATAATTGCCATTCTGCATTTGTTAAATCTCCACTATATAAAGCTAAGTTAGTTGATTGTGGCTCTAAAAGTAGTTGTGGACAATTTCCGTTTGTGTAATCTAGTCTAGGTACGTTTGATACTACTTCTTTAACAGATACATTGTCTATTGAGCCATTCCATCCATTTTGAGCTTGTATGTAAAATGATTCTTGTGAGCCACAAGTTCTTTCAAAACTATAAGTACCTACTGCATCTGGAACATTTATTACTGGAGTATTAAGTCCAGCGTAAATTACAAGACTACCAACATTATATACTGTAACTTCAATGTCTATTTTATAAGTAGAATCCTCAGTTAAAATATTTAATTTATATAAATTACCAGTAGATGTGCCATCATTATTTGCAGTTCCACCACTTATAGTCCAACTTGGCGATTTAATCCACCAAGTGTCTGAACTAAAATCTAAATTACCAATTATTTCACTACCTAAAGTAGTAGGCATTTCTTCTACTAAACCATCTTTGTTTACTCTAGTTGCTGAACTAGGTCTGTTAAATTGAAAATCCCCACGACCACTTGCTGGTAATATAGAATATACTAAACCACTTTTATATGCACTAGGAATTAAAGCTACCGTTGGATTCATTATTTACTTTTAGATATTTTTTTAATTTAACTACGTTCTTAGTTTTAGGTTTATAAAACCCATCCGTTGAACGTTGTATCTTGGTCTGGGTTAATGTCATCGTTACTATTTGAATTATACTCTGGAAATAAATTATCGTTAAAACAAATATAATCTACAAACCTAGTTGCGTAATAGTTTGCAAATTCTCTTTCTTTTGCTACTAAATAATCTACTTCGTTTTTATCTACGTTCTGTGCATTCTCGCTAGTATGCTTAAATACCCCACCGTTCTTTACTTGATACGCAGCGAAAGGCAAATAGTCCATCATCGCATAATGTATTAACATAGGTTGTATATAAGTGTTTACCAATGTTAAATAATCGCCAGTTAAAGTACCATTTATAATATCATCGCTTATTCTGTTGTATAAGTCCGTACCTAAATAGTTTCTAACGTGGATTTCTTGAGCGATCTTAATAAATTGTATATACTTATCTATATCTACATTGCCATCAATGATAGAATTTCTTACTATATCCTCTCTTTTTATAAATAATGCAGTAGCCATATCTTATCCTTTGTAATTTGGGTGGTGTCCGTTATTTGGCATATCCTTTGGTGCTATCCTAGACTTATTATATTCATCTCCTTTAGGTATGTAGCTTTTAGGTATCTTGTTTACTTCTTCGCTACTTGCTAATGATTTATCTTCTCTATAAGTACCATCGGTTTTCTTCTTCAATCTGTAAAGGTTTTCATTCCAAAAATGCCCACAATTAACCCCACCTTTAAATTTAAAAAGCGAATAGTTTTGTCCTTTATGCCCGAATGATTTATTTACACCTTGAAAACTAGCTTGGTCTATATCTTCCTTACGATAAACAACACCTCTGCCAGTTCTACTCATCATACTCTTGCAGAACTTCCTAGAATTACCACTACTATACTTTTCTGCATACTCATAACGTACCTTATAAAAAGATTTATCCAAGCTACTTTTAGCACTAGGTTTAGACTTTATAAAATCTGCTAATTTTTCTAAGCTATTTTTCTTTTCCTTTATTAATCTATTTGCCCAATCCTCTACACTTTCGTTATCTTCTGAATATTCCCTTTTTTCTACAAGTTCCCATTCTTCACTTATTGGCTCTCCCTCTAATATGTTTAGCATCTCATCATCATCAAATCCCTCTGGCTCATTAGATAACTTTACTCCAGTTTCTTCTTCCTTAGTTTCTTCATCCTCTACGTTTTCTAAGTCTGTAAATTCTAAAGGCTGAAGCGTTTTAAAGTACAAATTAAGGCTTATTGTGTTATAAGCTAGTATTTGGTCAAACGCATCTATTAAAAGCGTCTGAAACGGTCTTATAACCATATTATCCATCAATATACTAGCAGTCTTTAACTCGTCTGCATTGTTACCTAAACCAGTATTGTCTTTTATACCTAATAACATAGGACTTACTACCCTATGTGCTACCATTATCTTCTTAGAACTCTCATCCGATAAGAATTGGTATTGTTGGTGTGCTTCGCTTAACTGAACTGGCTCTATACTTGCAGCACTTTCTGAATTATCGTTAAATGCTAGGATAAACTTACCAGCGTTACTACTACCACTAAACTTTTGATAGATTCTTTGTTCTATCATTTGTCTTTCCTCTGGATTTGGTGTACCATTATTAAAGTTGATTAACATACTTGGTGCTAATCCGTTCATAATGTTGTTTAAGTGGTAGTTAGATATCTCTTCTTCTAACTCTGCATATTGTAAACCACCTTGATAATCTACACTTGAATAATACTTGTAACCAGCACGATAAGGCTTTACATATATTATTTCTATGCTTTCTTTACTCGTACCAAATACTGGTATTCTAGTTAGTACATCGTTACGTTTATAATTTGCCCAATCTGGATGATAGTAATACGCTTCTATTTCGCCTTTATCGTTGCACTTTTCTGCCCTTAATGTTTCTACTGGCATATGCTCTACTTGTGCAACCTTACTCCTATCCTTAGAGTATATAACTTGCATAGCACAAGCACCCATTAACTTTAAATCAAAACATAACTTTCTAACGCAATCTTTATGAAATAAAGAAATCATTTGAGCGTATTGCTCTGGCTTTTTATTTGAATTGGTAGCATCTAACCCTCTACCGTAAATCATTTCGCTAACACCGTTGATAATAGCGTTATTTGTAGGACTACCATTGTATCTATCTATCAAATACTGAAAATAGTTGTTATCTTCTCCGTAACTAACGAAATCTTGATTAGTCTTTTCGCTAATTACTGGACTTGTATAAGTTGATAGGTTTACTATTCTTAAATCGTTCATATTATAATGTAATCGTTATCGTAACTATCTTCGGTTGTATATTGGTTTAAGTTACCGTTAAAATATTCGTTGTTAGTTTGATCTATACTCTGTGAAGTAACAAAAAACTTATCCTTGTATATTGTTTCTGAATTATATTTTAGTTCTATCGTGCCATAATTGTTTTCTAGTACAACTGCTCCAATATCAGTTAATCTAAAAGTAATATAATTACCACTAATAGTTGTATCTATACTTGACGATACTTGAGTATTGGTAGTTTCGTTAGTTACAATTATATCTACCGATGCTTGAACAAAAGTTCTAGGTATAACATAAAGTATATTATCTCCAGTTGGTGTTACTATCTTCATACTAATATATCAATACATTTTTGTTTTTTGTATAGATAAGAAAAAAAAAGCTACCCATAAAGAGTAGCCTTAATTAATCAAACCAAACTAATAACCATTAAGCGTTAGGATCTATTGGCGTTGTTGCACTTTCATCTGGTGCAGTTGCGAAGAAAGGTGGTGCAGTTTCTTGAGCAGTAGCTACAAGTGTAAACCCACTTAAATCCCCCATAGCAGCACCACTTACGATTGTACCACCAGTAATTTCAGCACCGTGTTCTTTACCGATTAAGAAATAGTTACCGTTGTAATCTTCTACTACATAGTGGGCTCTACCTCTATTTAATAATTTGATTTCCTCTTGAGTTGCTACATCAATAGTTGTTAATGTAACATTCAATGTAGTTTCATAAAAAGTTGTACCGTTCTCTCTCGATGAGTTTACGGCAGTTTCCAAACTTGAATTACCTTTTATTTCATACTTGAAAAATTCGGCACTTCCATCGCTTGGTAACGTTATTGTTCCAGCAGAATCAGTTAACGCTGCAATAGCAGTAGAGTAATCTAAAATGAATACATTTTTAAGACCACCTACCGAACTCTTACAAGGTAAACTTCTTCCTTTTGTTATTGCACAAGACATATATTTTTAGGTTTTAAATAAAAAAAGGTAGGCAGTTATGCCCACCCTTTTCTACATTAGTTAATTAATTATTATACTGCGTAATAAACGATATCTCCACCGATTCCAGTTTGAACACCAGCAGTATATCTCATTACGATTCTTACATTCTGGCTACCATCGATATCAGCCATATCAATCACTTTAACCTCGTTTCTATCATCTAGTAAACCAGTTCCGAAGAATAAGTTAGATTGTTGTGCTAATACTGCCTTGTTATCTCCAAGACCTTGTGCAACAAAGATATTGATACCCTCGAAAGTTAAAGCACCACCGTTGTACCAAGTTGTTCCCTTGTTATCTACACCGTTTGCACCTACGTTAGTAGCGAAACCACCTAAAGCACGAATGTATGCTCTAGCAATGTTGTTAGATACATAAAGCGTTAAATCTTCTTTACCTAAAATCTGGCTAGAAGCAGCATCTACAATCTTACCTAACTCATCGATTACGTTTGCAGCATCTACCGTTGTACCAGTTACATCTACTACATCTCCATCAGCAGCTAATAAAGTAGTAAAACCATCAAAGCTACCCTCTCCAGCAGAACCAGCCCAGATAGATTGTTCAGTAGCTTGTGCAACTTCAGCAGCTACTCTTGCTATTACGAAATCAGAAAATAATGGTGGTAAGCTATCAAAAGCAGAATATCCCATTTGTGCAGCTTCCCAATCCGAATGTAGTTCTTTTTTACAGATTTGTAAGTTAACTTGTAATTCAGTAGGTTGTAACACTTTTTCTGTTAGTGTCATTGTTGAAGTAGTATCATCGAAATCGCAATCAGCACTGCGTACTAAGTTAGCGAAAGATCCTACTTTCATTGCAGCCTTAAACTTAATGTTAGGCAATATTGTTACTGCTCCAGCATCTAAAGTTGAAGCACTTAAAAGGGCAGCACCTAAGTACTTCCCAGCGAATTCTCCAGCATATGAAGAAGTAATTGTTGGATTTGGCATTTTATTTAATTTTTAGTTATTTAATTTATTTAAAACTCTATCAAGTGTAGATGCTTTTCTATTTTTAGCATACTTAAACTCAACTTTTCTTTTAGCGTTAGCTTCTGGATTGTGTGTTAATGGCTCTACTGCTGGTTGTGATAGTTCTTCTTTAACTTGTTCTTCAACTTGTTCCACAACCTCTTCAGCTACAACCTCAACTTTTTCTACCTCTTCAGATAGTTCCTCTTTTGGCTCTTCGCTCATTTCTTCTTTAGGCTCTAACATAGCTTTGATTTCTTCAATCATTTCTTTAACCTCTGCTAGTTCCTCTTTAGTAGCATATCCCATTTCTTCTTTTTCTTCGTCTTTAGCTTCTACTTCTTCTTCTTCTTTTGCACCTATCTCTGAAATTTCTCCACCCTCGTTTACAACTAAAATTCTACCATCTTCTAACTGGTATTCTCCAGCTGGTACTGCTACTTTCTCATCATCTGAAATGATGAATACTTCTTGCCCTACTTCGAAACTATCTGCTTCGATAATAGTACCGTTCTCTAAAGTTTGTTGCTCTAGTTTAACTTCCATTCCTAGAACTTGCTTTATAGAATTTAACATAGTTTTTGCTTCCATACTTATATATCAATTATTAAAAATTATTTGCATTTTTATATTTTACCTATTCCTTGAGCCCATAAACTACCATCGCAACATTTACGGGAGTATGTATTTTTATCCTTGCATAAGCAACCTCTTCTACTTCCTTTAGGACTTGTTCTACTTGGTGTTTTATATTTATCTTTAGCCATCTATTTTATTGGTATGCAGTTAGGTACTAACTTTCCGTTTTTCATTTTCATTCCGTATTGCTCATAACCAGCTTGACAAGGTGCTTTAAGGTCTATTAAGTCTAATTCTTTTAACTTACTTTCTGCCCATCGCTTACCAGCCTTACCACCCCATAATAAATATGAAATAGTACCACAAGCCTTACTATCGCCCTCATCATAATATTCTTCTGCCCTTGACAAATAAGAATACATACGTTTTATCGTATCTACGGTAATTGCTTCTCCTTTTGCTAATTGTCTTGCTCTTACCTTACCTACTTGTGTAGCACACTTGTTATTTACCTTTTCATTTAGTTCTATACCCCTTTTAGCATTGTTTTTAACTGCATTAGGGTAATCACTATAACTTTCTAAATCTAATCGCTTTAAAACCCTCTTATAAGCCATTCTCAATAATATCTATAATTTGTTTGATAAGTTTTTCATCTTCATCAAGTTCTTCTTCAATATTTTCTTTAGGTCTTTCCATCTTATCTGCAAAGTAACCCTCAATACTGAAACCTTTAACCTTGCCAGTTTTAACAAATTCGTTCCACACCTTATCATTATTAACTTTAACACTTCCCATCCACGTTCCAATAGGTAAATCCATTCCATACTTTACGCTTTTATCGTGTACCTTATCTTCTACGATCCAACTTTCAACAAGGCTAAGTCCGTTAAGTTCGTATTGGTGTTCTAAGGTTGAATTATTTTGATTGCCTTGCATTAAATACATTTGCGATGCTTTCTCTACCGTATCTTTTGAAAAGTATATGTAGTACTCATCTTCTCCACTTCGTCTGTATATAGGCTTGTTAGGTACTAATAAAGCACCCATTAGTATTCTCTTTTCTTTGTCTACCTCTGCAAGTTTTATTTCTTGGCTTTTTAAGGCTATGAAATCTTCTTCTATTGCTGGGTTTTCTACAACTGAAATAGCTTCTATTCCTAGTTCGCTATTCTCGTCTAAAATAAGTTCTACTATTTTCATATTAGTATATCAATCTTTTATTATTTTTTGCATTTATCCTATACTCGCACCCTCAACTATATTTCTATCCATACTCTGTGCAGTTGTTACATCGTTTGCTACCACATACGCTTGTACTGGTTGTTGTTCTTGTTCCCCTATCGCTTCTGCTAATTGATTAGTTCCACTTGCACCTACAACATTAAATGCTGGTGGTATGCTTGGTACTGGTGGTGCAGATGTTCTACCCCCACTTGTAGATGGTGCAGTAGTACCACTTTTGCCAGTACTATCAATACTTTTTATTGCTGCAATATTTTTTATAGCAACTGCACCAGCCAACGCTGCTTGAACTACTGGGTATGCTGGGAAGAATGTAGTTATAGGGGATTTTTGTGCAGTTGTATATGCGTTCTGAACACCCTCATAACCACTAACGGTAGCACTTGCAATAGCCATAGCTTTACCAACTTTACTATCTTTACCAGCTAATTCTGCAACTTGATTAAAAGTATTTTTAGCATCGCCTAGTACTTGCTTTTTTCTTAACTTCTCTAGTTGTGCTTTTTTCTTTATTTCTTTTTCTTCTAAGTCTGTTCTTAATCCAGCGTAGTATTCATAAACTTCAAATTTTTCTTGTTCCGTTGCATTTAACTTATCTAATTCTGCTATCTTTTTTTCTTCTTCTAAAGCTAATTTTTCTAATTCGGTTTCTGCTTCTATTAATCGTTGTTTTTCTGCAAAATCATCTCTTATTTTCTGTATAGCATTTAACCTTGTTTGTTCATCTGCTATCTTTTTATCTTCTATTGCTTTTTGTTCGGCAGCTATACGCTTGTTTTCTGCTTCAATTTGTTTGGTTATAGTATTTACTTCCCTTTGTACTTGTCTTGCAGTATTTGCCCTTGCTGCTTGTTGTCTATTTACTGCTGCAATAGCTTCGGCTTCTTTGGTTAGATTTTCTTTATTACTTCTACTAAAGGTATTTTCTAATATTTGTGCATCTCTTCTTAATTCTAAAAATTGTGTTTCTTTATCAAGTAATTCATCTTCTAATTTTTGAGCATCTAATAAGGCTTGTTTTCTTTCTGCTGCACTAAACTCTTCTTCTTGTCTTGACTTTAAACGTAAATTAGCAATTTCACTTTCTAGCTTAGACCTATCTATAATAAGTTGCCTTTCTATTTTATCTGCTTTCGCCCTCATATCAGCAACTGACGCTGCTGCTTTAGCTTCATTTAATTGCTCTTTTATAAATTCTTTTGATGCAGCAGTAGCATCTTTTATACCATCTCTTATTATACCATAAGGAGAATTATCTACTAATCCTTTAAAACCTTTTTTTGTATCTTCTAAAGCACCTTTGAAATCCCCACTAAATACTTTTTTTATAGCACTACCTAACAATCCAATACTATCTATTGTGCCAGTAACTTTATCAATTACAAATTCTTGAATAGTCTTTGCAAATCCTTTTATTGTTTCAACTGGATTTGTAAAAGCATTTATTATTCCCTCGCCCAAATCAGCTAACAAGTCTACAAGGTTGCCAGTTAAAGTACCAATAATGGTCATTATTTTAGCAAACTTATTCTGCCCCTCTTCACTACCTTTAAAAGCAGCTATCAAAGAAGTAATTGCTATAACTAATGCCCCAACGCCAGTGCCTATAATAGCAATCTTCATAAGGTTAAAACCTTTAGTAGCACTACCTATTGTACCTATAAGTTTTTGAAAACCACTAATAGCCCCTCCAGTCTTTTGGTCTATAAAACCTAATACACCCCCATAATCTCTTTGGTTATCAATAGATTCTTTTAATGTATCGTTAGCTTTACTTCTGTCTTTGTTTAATTGTTTTAAAGCAAACTTTTCTTCTTTAAGTCTATCTTTAGTTTTTTGAATAGCATCATTAACTTCCTTTCTAGCTGCTAAATTAGTTTTAGATGTTTTTTTTAATGCTTTTTCATATTCAAACAATTCCTTTTCTAATTCATCTATCAAATCTGTTTGAGCCTCAAAAGACTTATTTAACTCATCTACGTTAGATTTTGCAGTTTTAGTGTCAACTTTAACATCTACTTCTTTTACTATCGCCATTTTATTTCTTGTTTAAGTGTTTTATAACCATCTTTTAAAGTTAATGGTAGTTTGTACTTACCTTGTGCTATTCTTATGTTCTCCGTTTCTCCGTTTGCGTAATTAAGCAAGTATAGTATGTTTTCTATCATAAATCATTTAATAGTTCTAAATCGCTCTTGCCATCTAGTAGGTTAATCTTTAAACTATTTATTTTGTATTGCTTACCGTTTATTATGATCTTGTCTGCTACGCTTAACACTCTTATTATTCGTATCGGTAAGTATGCAGTTACCTTTGTGATTCTGTTCTTTTCGTTAAATGCACTTGATATATAGTTTTTATAATAACTCTCAAATAAGGTATCTGTAAAAGTTGTATCGGCAGTATATTCGTTGTTCTCTAAGTAAAAGTTTATATTCTCTTTACTAAACGCTGATGCATACGAAACACTATTACTAGGTATGTTGTATTGTGTTGTAGCACTATGCCCACCATTTTCTAAATATGATATTTCAGTAGCTGATGGTATTTTTATAGGATAAAATATTAACGGTTTACCTTTATAGGATTCCCTATTATCGTCTACTGAATAACCCCATTGTATCGTAGTTATGTTTCCACTTGTGGTATCGTATATCCTTTCGAACTTCATCTGGCTAAATGGTGTTGTAAGGTCATATATCCCACCATCTAAGTTTTCTTGATTTGTGTATTCTTCCTTACCCCATTCCTTACCGAATAACTGATTGTGATTTGCAGCAAAAAAGGTTTTCGTATCTCCGTGAGTAAAGTTAATCTTTCGGTAAGGTAGGGCAAT